GATACCATAACACGAAATGCTCTCGTAAACATTGCTCCTTTTTCTGTGACAACGAGTGGTGAATTGAACTTGGGTACAGGTGATGTCGGTGATGTTGTTGAGGTGAGCGGAAATTCATTCCAGTTAGTGCAAGAAAATCCCAGAGTGTGGAAAAACGTATAGATTTAATATATAAATAAACTAGGAGATAATTCAGAAACCATGTGTCCGTCCTCTTCTGTATACTCCTACTTCTCAAGATGGGTAATTTTTAGGAAAGTTTTAAATGACAGATTATTATGTCAGACCAGTAAATGGTGATGATACCGCCAACGGCTTAACTCCTGCAACTGCATGGAAGACTTTCTTTGCTCCTACAGATCATGTAAATAGTAGAGGTGGTACATATAATTGTGCCACAGTTACTGACGGAGACACAGTTTTTCTGTGGGCAGAAGGTACAACTGGTGGTGAAGTATTAACAGATAATTTTAGTTGGTTTTGGCCTTTAAAAAATGGCAACGTATGTTGTATCGGGGTAAACGAAAGTGGTGTAGAAGACGGTACACGCTATAACATATACCTCAATGAAGGCTGGAGTAGTGGGTTTGGTGTTAATGCTAATGGAGCGACTAACTGGAGTGCATATTATCCCGAACTTACTAGTACATATGAGGGACTAGCAAACTATATTTGGTTGGGAAAAAATTTAAGGTGGACAGAATCCAAAACAATAGATTCATCGCAAGGATCAGCGAACGGATCGATCCTGATTGGAAGTTATATGTCCGCCTCTCGTCCCATACTATACAACTGCGAGTCTGGTCCATTCACGACTACGGTAGGGGGTCGTGGTTTACCAACTCAGAGTAGGTATGGTGGTGATCTTGCGTGGGTAAAATGTTATTTCCATGACATAGCGTCGGTTGGAGATCCTCCACTAGGAGATATTACTATCGTTGGGTGTTTGTTTGATAATGTTAGTAATACTATTGATAGCGCTTTGTATGGTGGTGGTCCTATTATAATAAACAATGTTTTCTCTAATCATACAGGTACTGGTGTGATTAAATTAAATGAAGGGGCTGGTAATGAGTACGCTTTTGGTCTAATAGCAAATAATGTTTTTTATAATAATGATGGTTACTGTATTCAAAGTGAGGACGATCAATCATTAAGTAAGTTACATATTCATAATAATATATTTGATTCTAATGAAACAGTTTTTGATCTAAACAGTATTTCACACACCTATGCTATGGTCGGCTTGAGTAATAACATATTTAATAATAATACAAATATTATGTTAAATGCTGGGTCAAATACGATAGATGATTTTATGTCTATTGGTTTTGGTGCAGGGGGTTCTGGTGGAGTAGGAACTTCCGCCGGTATGGATAATGTTTTATCCGGAGCAATCACATATGTTTCTGGTGTTACTGGACCTAGCGGTGACTATAGATTGGATACAACATCGGATAACGGACTGACCACGGGCGCACTTTTAATGGGTGCTGGTATAGGAAACAAATCTGGTTCTGCTCCATTTACAGTGACTGACTCGGGGTCTTTGTCTTTAGGAACGGGTGGTGTTGGAGACACTGTTGTTGTTTCTGGAAGATCGTTTCAGAAGATTAGTGATGATCCAATCGTCTGGCGAAGATACAGTGCCGTGGTTGCAGCAGATAGTACGGGTTCATTTGTCCCTAGTGATATAAGTGGACTTGCTGGTTGGTGGGATGCTAAGGATTCAGATACACTTACTCTCAGCAGTACTTCTGTAACACAATGGGATGATAAGAGTGGAAACTCAAGACACGTCTCCCAATCCACTTCTAGTAATAAACCAACATACTCCACATCTAGACAAATTAATGGTATTAATGTTTTAGATTTTGATGGAAGTAATGACTTGTTATCTCTGAGTAGTGCTTATATTTCTAATGATGGTATTTCGGCGGTAGCGGTGTTTATTGCAGATGATGTTACTGGTGGTAGTAACATTTATGAAGGTAAGAATGTTATTGCATCATGGGTATCTGGAAATGGTCAAGATTTTTCGTTGGGAGTAAGAGACTCCAATCTAAATGTTTATGCAGAAAATACTGGTGGTGGTCGAGAAGCACAAGGGGGTAGTGTATCTGTTAGTACTGGAATTATTGCCTTCGGAGAATCGAACTCAACACATACTAAATCAGGACTTAATGGTAATACTCCCGTATCGACTACTGCATCTCGGGCGGATCTAAGATTCACTGGATTTGGAAAAGATACTTCTGGTGGGTCCATATATTTCAATGGTGCCATTGCAGAAATTATTGTTTATGATGTAACTTCAGTTTCGACTGAGGAAAGACAAAAACTAGAAGGTTATCTTGCCCATAAATGGGGTCTAACAGGAAACCTACCATCGGATCATCCATACAAAGTTTATGGACCATAATGCTTGACATTTGAATTTGACAGGTTATACTTCTGTATGACTTTTACTTTATGGAGATACTATGTCCGAGACGATGAAGATCCACAAGTTGTATCCTAATACACTTGAACTNAAACTNGGCAGTCATGAGGCTGCCTGTTANGACATCCACGCTCACCTGCGTGGNCCCGTCACCCCCGAAGATGTTGCACCACTGATTCGTGAGATCAAGTGGTATGACGGTTACAATCAACCACACACTACCATGCCTGATGTCGTGTTCGACAGCGATGTTCCAATCTGCACATTCACTCTGAACCCAAAGTGTCGTGCTTTGATTCCAACTGGTATGGTAATGGATATTCCCATCGGTTTCTCTGCCCGACTACATCCACGATCAGGACTTGCGGTGAAGACTGGGATCACACTCATCAATGCAGAAGGTGTCATTGACTCGGACTATTGTCATGAGGTTTTTGTCCCACTTCACAACACCACAAATACGCCATTCAAGATCACCCACGGCGATCGTATCGCTCAGGTAGAGATCATTGAATATGCTAGGCAAGTTAGATATATCACATACACAGAAGCAACACCAGAATCACAAAAGACCAACCGCGTCGGCGGCTTTGGATCTACAGGAGTATAATATGACACGCGATGAACTATTAATCTATCATGCCGAAATCTGTAATCAGGCAAGAGAACTCATGTCTCTAAAGAACCGAGACTATGCGGGCGATCATGGTAATGAGCCTTTTGCTAACTTCACTCGCGTAGAGGCTATGGGCATTTGTACTACCGAGCAAGGATTCCTCACCCGCATCACCGACAAGATGAGCCGTCTCTCATCTTTTATAGATTGTGGGAAGATGCATGTTGAAAATGAATCATTTAATGATACAATAGTAGATGTAATCAACTACATGGTTCTTCTCTCTGCCTATCTTGAGGACAAAGACGGAGCCATGGTGAGCAAGGAAGTCCTCCTGAATGAGTAGATTCTACACAAGCGTTTGTGTTTACGGCAAGAATGTTCTGTATCGCGGGTATGAAAACGGAAAGCAAATCACAGACAGGGTAGAGTATCATCCTACCCTGTTTGTGCCTAGCACCAGCGATACATCCATCCATCGTTCTCTCGACGGTCATCGTTTGGAGCCAGTTCAACCTGGCACCATTCATGACTGCCGAGAGTTCGTGGAGAAGTACAAGCACATCAATGGGTTTCGCATCTTCGGCAACACGGACTACATCTATCCTTTCATTGCGGACAAGTTCCCTGATGAGATCGAGTATGATATGTCGCAGATCGGTGTGGCAAACATCGACATCGAAACCGAGTGTGAGTATGGATTCCCACAGGTAGATAATCCCGAAGAGAAGGTGATCGCTATCAGTATGCTGATGCGAGGCAAGATGAATGTGTTCTGTCTCGGTGAGTTTGAGACTGACCGCGAAGACATCACGGTTCATACTGCCTTCACTGAAGAAGAGATGCTTCAGCGTTTCATCTACCACTGGCAGCAGGACTTCCCTGACATCGTGACTGGTTGGAACGTCAAGTTCTTCGACATCCCCTATCTTGTCAATCGTATCAAGCGAGTGCTTGGTGAAGACGAAGCGAAGAAGATCTCTCCGTGGAACAAGATCAAGGAGAAGACTGTTACGAAGATGGGTCGTGATCAAACGGCGTTTCATATCAATGGTGTCGCCGTCATCGACTACCTCGACCTCTACAAGACCTTCACCTATGTGAACCAAGAGTCGTATCGTCTCGATCACATCGCCTTTGTCGAACTGGGTAAGAAGAAACTGTCCTATGCAGAACACGATTCGATCCGCGAGTTCTACAAGAAAGACTTTCAGAAGTTTATCGAGTACAACATCGTTGACGTTGAACTGGTTCAGCAACTCGAAGAGAAACTCAAACTGATCGAACTCTCCTTGGCACTTGCTTACTCTGCCAAGGTTAACTTCGAGGATGTATTCTCACAGGTGCGAACGTGGGACGCAATCATCTATCACTATCTGCGTGAGCAGAACATCGTGATTCCTCCCAAGACCATCGGTAAGAAAACTGATCAGTATGCTGGTGCGTATGTGAAGGAACCAATCACTGGTATGCATGACTGGGTTGTGTCGTTCGACCTCAACTCACTCTATCCTCACTTGATCGAGATGTACAACATCAGTCCTGAGACCCTTACCGACGACGGTATCTGGCGTGGACTTGATGTTGACAAGATTCTCGACAAGACTCCTGAGACACTGGCCTACATCGAGAAGCACAAGGACAAGAACCTTTCTGTTGCTGCTACAGGTAACACGTTCCGCACTGATGCGAAGGGTTTCTTGCCCTCGCTGATGAACAAGATGTATGCAGAACGCAAAGAGTTCAAGAAGAAGATGATTGAGTGTCAGAAGCAGCGTGAAATGATCGACGCTGAACTGGCCAAAAGAATGCCATAACTTTTATTCAAGTAGAAGTGCGGTTGGTTATAAATACTTGAGGAGGATCAAGTATGTATTACCTAATCTATAGAACGACGAACCTATTGAACGGAAAGTATTATGTTGGGGCGCATCGCACTACGAAAAAGAATGATGATTATCTTGGGAGTGGTGTTGCCCTGAAGCGTGCTATCAAGAAGTATGGTAGAGAAAACTTCAGCAAAGAGATTGTTGAGGAATGCGAAACAGAAGATATTATGTTTAAGAGGGAAGCAGAAATCGTCGATAGTATCCTAGAGGACACTGATTCATATAATATGAGTAGGGGTGGTAAGGGTGGTTTCGACCACATCGACAACACAGGCGATAACAATCCAATGAAGAGTCCTAGAGTCGCCGATCGTAATAGACATTCTGTTGCGACAACGAAGGCAAAAAACCCAGAGAAGTATAGGGAAATCGCAAGAGAGAATCTAGTAAAGGCATCAGACGCAAATAGGGGTAAGAAACGACCCGAACATGCAGAACGAATGAGAGACATCGCTAGAGAGATTTGGAAGCGACCAGGCGTGAAACAGAAGTTCAAGGATACAAAGAACGCCTGGTTTGAGGTAACTACACCAGAGGGTAGAGTTATCCTTACAAATAGATTGACAGAGTTGTGTGAAGAGTATATAATACCATTTAACACTATGTGGACTAATACCAAGTCCGAAAAGCCCATCAGTAAAGGGCAAGCAAAAGGTTGGAAATGCAAACAGATTATTCAAAAATGACAACGGAGGATCTCCGATCGCTTCGTAAGTCACTGGATTATGATATCTCAAAGTATCATAACTTTCAGCAGGTTCGCAAGATCCAGTTGAACAGTGCTTACGGCGCGATCGGTTAACTAGGTAATCAATACTTTCGTTATTACTCGACAGAGATGGCAGAGTCCATCACTCTGTCTGGACAGTTGAGTATTCGTTGGATCATGAACGAACTCAACGTGTTCCTAAACAAAACATTGGAGACTGAAAATTATGATTATGTTGTGGCAAGTGATACTGATTCTGTATATTTGCGCCTTGGTAACCTTGTTGATCGCGTTCTTCCAAATTGCGATGACAAAGACAAGATCACAAATTTCCTCGACAAGAGTTCAAAGGAAATCATACTCCCTTTCATTAAGAAAAAGTATGATGAACTCGCGTCGTTGATGAACGCTTATGAGAACAAGATGGTTATGGATCGAGAAGTCATTTCCGACAAGGGCATCTGGACGGCGAAGAAGCGGTACATGCTCAACGTGATTGACTCAGAGGGTGTTCGTTACGAAACACCCAAGATGAAAATCATGGGTATCGAAACTACTCGATCCTCTACACCACAGATCATTCGTGATCGACTAAAGCAAGCAATCAAGATCATCATGTATGATGACGAAGAGACAATGCAGCAGTACATCGCCGACTTCCGAACCGAGTTCAACAAACTCGATGTGGAGACTGTTGCTTTCCCGCGAGGCGTTAACAACCTTGGTAACTACGCCGATCCGACTCACATCTATCGTAAGTCAACTCCAATCGGCGTCAAGGGATCTCTTCTATATAATCATTATCTCAAGAAGAAGAAACTTGAGAAGAAGTATCCAATCATCCAAGAGGGTGACAAGATCAAGTTTGTTTACCTCAAGGTTCCAAACCACATCGGTGATCGCGTCGTGGCATTCCCGTCATCTCTTCCAAAAGAGTTTGACTTGAACAGGTTTGTCGATTATACTACACAATTCGACAAGGGGTTCCTCGATCCTTTGTCGAACATCCTGACTGTCATCGGATGGTCAGCAGAAGAACGAAACACACTAGAAAGTCTATTCGGTTAAGGAGAATACATGAGTTTTTTAAATGAC